ATACGGAGCGTCATCATCGTCAGAACTCTGCGCCATCTCTTCTAAGTTGCGGAAGGTATAAGCACGAGTTTTAAAAACGTAGTCTTTGCGCGCGGCCTCTTTCAGCGTTTCGAAGAAGGAACTGTAGATAATAGATTCGGCTGTGATCCGTTCGATCTTGGTTCCGTCGAAGGTGCAGACTTTCACCCGTTCTTTCTTTTTGCGGGTTATAGTCTTGCGAGAAACTTCGCCAGTGAGTTCATTAATTTCTGGCACCACTTCTTCTCTAGTCACCTTGCGGGTTTCATAGACATGCTCTTTCACATAGCGAGGTTCCATATAGCCGTTGCCATAGGTCTCTGCGTCCATGTCGGCCTTATCCAAAGCCGTGTACATGTCTGCTTCGTAATTCAAGACATAGGTTAAATACTTTGCGGCTCTCTCTGCCACGTCGATATGGGAACGGGAGAGGGCGTCAGGCAACACCGTAAACTTTCCCGTTTGACCGCCAAACGTGTAAAGTACATTTGCGTGAAATGTATCGATACCGATGCGGGGCAGGGGACAAGCTAGATTTGGGTAGCCGACATAGGGCAAGGGCTTTTGAACCGCGAGCATGTGATAGGCGTTAAAATCGCGTTCCCGCTCTTTCTGCCATTTAGAAGACACGCGCTCGGAACGTAGTTCTTGCAGTCTTGCCACAAGTTGACGGCCCATCTTGTCCAGCTCAGCTTCGGAGAGCTTGACCTCGGACGAGTCGGAGTACTCCTCCGGCATAGATTCAACTTGCAGAATTTCTACTTCTTTTTCGTTGTATGCCATAGTTAGTCGTCCTGAGAGAGGCTAGTGGTTTGATAGTTAAGCGACACGGGCTGAATTGAACCGGAAGAATAGGTGGGGCGCATCACCAACACATAGCGGGCTGTATCGGCAAAGTCTTTGTCTTTGTCCCGCACCCTTTCTTTTGGGTCGCGGTTGCCACCAAACTTATATTCGTCCCAACTAAGATGGGACATCGAATACCACAACTTGGGAACACTTTCCGTAAAGTACACGGACGGGCGGTTTAACGTTGTGACAGGCTTCGTCACGTCGTAGCGCAGGAAGGACGACACAACGTCATATCCCGCGTCTGAGTTGTCGGCTAGGGTGAACCCCATGCCGGCGCGTTCAAATTCTGTGAGCGTAGTTGTTGCCGAACCAAAGCCGCTGACTTGTTTGTTGATGGCGGGATCAGCGACTCGCAGGAGCGTCTTCGCTCCGTGGTGGCTTTCCCTGTCGTGAATGGCCGACACAACTTCTTCAGCCGTGCCGACTATCAACAACTCATCAAAAAATACAACGGTGTCTGAGGGGTCTACATACGCCCAAGAAATGGCAGTACCTTTCCGCTGGTGCGGATCCATAGCCATAACGACGGGCCAGGAAGGTTCCGGTTGTTTCGCTCCAATGACATGAACGGCGCTATTTAACTCTTTGTAGCGTCGGCCCTTGGATTCAATGAAGTCCCCATTCTCGCGTGCTTCGCGTTCAAGGGGACTTACTCCGGCTAAAAATTCATTAATGGCTTTTGTGCTGTTGTGGGGGTTGTCCCTGATGCCCCACCTGAACACTTCCACATTGGGATTCATGGACTCTAGAAACTCCATAGCCCACGTCAGCCGGTAAAGCGGAGTCACGCCCATAATGCCAACACCCCCGCGAGTCACAATGCGGGAATTACACGCCTGATACCAATCTTCTGGAATCTCTTCATCTGCAAACCAGATGTCTAAATCAACCGATTCGCCCTTAGCCGAGTCTTGCTCGTAGGTCTGAAAGTCAATCCAGCCGTCGTTGACCAAGTGCAACAGATGGTTTCTGCCGTCATACGACTTGTCCCAAGCTTCCCGCTTGCTTGGGGCAGAAGACCCGTATGCCAAAGCTTTAGTCGGTATCCAATCGAAAATTTCTGGCAAATGCTTCTTTTCGTGTAGCGAGTAGTCCTGGGCCAGAATACGTCCGTGGCGGTCGCCCTTACGAAACACCTGGCCGGTCAGGGGGTGCTTGTCTAGCGTCATGTGGAACAAGAACTCTTTGGCACACGTGAACGTCTTACTACTCCGGTTGCCACCAAACACAATACGGCTACGCTTGGGGCTCATGTGGAATTTCACATGCTTCGAGTCGGGGCAAGGGTTGACGGGGCAAGGGACAGGATGCCAAACCTTGTCGTTGGCTAAAGTGTCAGGTCGGCGCCCCCCATGCTTTTCACAGCACGGCACGTAGAACTTAATACGCTCATGCTCATAGCGGCGTAGAAGCTCCTGGGCAGCTAGTACCTGTTTCTCGTCCCTTTTGTCCACTAGAGTCCCTAGCAGCCGTTAACCGGCTTTCCCGGTAGAATCATTTCCCGGCACAGAGCGAGTTTTAAAATAGGCGTCAGCCACCGTTCCCCCGCCAATTAACGCGCTGGATAAGAAAACGCAAGTCATGAAATCATCAACCGGGAGCTTGTACCCAAAGAACGCTCCACAAGCCACAAGAAAGAGCAAAATGCCAAAACTAACCTTGCGCGATCCTGGGCGATAAAAATATTGGAAGATGTTCACTTAACGACTCCTTTGATCTATGCGTGACTTAACAGTTTGATCTGTGCGACCGGGGCGACGAAAACAACTTCCCGCTTGGCGTTAATTCCAGTGACGGTCGTCGCCGTAACTTCAACCGTTTCACACTGATACACCATAGCGGTGTTGTCAAGCAGGGTTAGCGTGTAGGAGACATCCACTTTTATAACTCAGTGACGAGGACAAATCCAGTGCCAGAGTTACGAATACAAGTCACTGCACCGGTATACTGCGTGATTTCTAGAGTCGTATTTGCCGAAAGGCGGTAGGTGTACGAGGAGAGAGAAGCCGCCGTGCCTAATTTAACGAATGTCGTTCCAGAATCGGTCTGGACGACTAACTTCACGCGGGCCGCATTAGAAGCCGCTAAAGTCACGGAGGAAGCCGAGGTTGCAGTATTGGTGACGGTTGCCGAGGAAACCGACTGTGATCCGAAATTCCCACTAACGGGAACCGGAGTTGCTCTTAACTCGGCGTCGGTCAGAGGGCCGGTGGCTGTGACAGTACCGCTAACGGGTTGAGTGGCTGGAAAATTTGAAACAGCCACAGTGCCGGAGACTGGTTGGGTGGCGGGAAAGTTTGTAACCGCGATATTGCCAGATTCAATAGTTTCAACGTTGGGCGACCAAATCATAAATATCTCCTATAAATCATACTGTTTGTGTTACTAAGACTGTCCCTGTACCAATCCCTTTAATCGCTGAAACAGGGCCCGTCCAGCTAGGATCGACATCCAAAACACATCTACTACTCAGCCTATATGTGAAATTAGTGGTACTTGCTTCTAGTCCGAGCTTGACGTAAAGCACTCCGAGGTCGTTCTGAATAATCAGTGCATCCCTGCCTGTCTCTCCTGGGGTTAGAGTTGTGGGGGAAGAATCCGACACGGTTTTGGCCACCACATACGATCTATTGGCTATTCTTTGCACAATGGGGTTTCCTTTCGTTTTAAGCGTTTAGGGGTGGCAATGTACGACTTGACGGGTATAGGGCCCTTAAATCGAACGGACAGGGCCTTCTACTGGGGTTTAAGAAGCGTTGGTGAGGGGCAAGTGCAAAGTCTGGAAGAAAAAATTTACAGGTGGTAGGGTCCCTGAACGCCTACCCCACCCCCAAAAAGGGGGATGCCGGGTCAAACTGAGGGCACACCGGCCGGTTCGCCATCCCAAACTGTCGGAAGAACTGTCGTAACACGTAACCACCCCGTCGAAGGCCTTCTCCCTGCCAAGGATGGGTGCCCCTACATCCTTATACGCCTGTACTATCAATAACAGCGCTAGAATTCAACACATTTGCACACACTTAACAGAAGGTAACATACCCCAATGTCGGAAAAGCTCCGACTTACTGCGCCGATTCATTTCCCTGATCAACGATGATTTCGGCGTCGATTACCGACGGCGGAAGGTCCCGGGCTTTTGCAATTAACTGCTTCAGTTCTTCAGTCGATTTGATTTCCGTCGTGTTTTTAACTTCGATCCGTTGGACGTTCTCGATGACGCCTTCTGTTTTCAAGATTTGCTCGACGACTTTTCGTGACACTTCTAGATTCTCGTCCTGATTCATCAACTTCTCAAATCTTTTAACGGCTTGCGGGAGCATCCCGGACATTCGACGGCGTGCTAAAATCGGAAATGCTTTCAGAACTTTGGGATGCCCCATGATGTAGCTTACTCGAGGCCTGCTAACCCCAACTGCGTCCGCGACTTGCTTCTGCGTACACTCCGGATGATCAAATATATACTGCAATATTTCGCTTGCTCTCGGACCTAATCCAGCCTCCGAGTGAGAAGTAAGAGGCTTCAACGCCATAGTCTTTGTCTGGTCCATGGTCTGGTTCCTTAGTTTCTGTTTTTGGGCAAAGCATTTTTTATCCCAGTGCTGGCTGTATTGACTCTAGATATAGAGCAGATACAGTAACCAGAACTAGGGCTAATGAATCCTTCCGGTAAATCCCGAAACACGGAAGGGTAAGACTTAATTGGAAGTTTGGGGTTCGGCAAGAAAACTGGGCCCGAGTAGGGCTAGCACCGGTTGGCATAGAGAAATGTTTAAAACTCTTTCGACTCAAAACCGGGAAGGTTTTGGTTGCCAGTTCTGATCTGGGGAGTACGGATCGAATCCGCGGGGTGAAACCTCTCACCGATTTTTTGATTTGACCGGAAGCGTTTAACCGGGAAGAGAGAAGCAGCCTATACCCTCTTGTCTTTACGGGTAGGGGACGGAGAGTAATTCACGCAAACATATCTATAAATCAATGTGAAAGTCACATATAGCGCTAACAGCGTCGTATAACAGACCGTTGTCAGTTTGTAGTCAGTTTGTAGCTAGTTTGTAGTTAGGACGACTACAGAACGTATTGTATTATCATGCTGTTTTGTATCTAATGCTTTTTATGTAAATTATTTGTAACGAATGGGGTTTTAGTTAGGGCGCGGGGCGCTTCCCCAGGAGTCCTGTGAGCTTCTTCTCCTCTTCTGATAGGCGCTTCTGTTCCCGCCGGAGCAAGAGCAGCTGTTGCTCCATCTGTGCCCCGTACAGTTCTGTCACTAAGGTGTCGTGCCCCTTATTCCGGTAGCGTGTGAGAATGTCCGACACTACGTCGGAGATGGGTCTATCCAACTTCCCCGCCGTATCCTTCAGCCACGTATGTAAGTCTGAATCAATCGCTATCATGCCTCTGTTTGCCATTTTTAAATCCCCCGTAGTTTGTCGCTCGTCACTTCGATCATATCTCCTGAATGTTAACAATGTGTTACAAAAATAAAATAGTTGTGGCCATAAAATTAGCCCTTGACATCCTTACTAAGTAGCATTATACTTACAGTATGAAAAACAAAACGTACGTGTTTCGTGATGGTACTTTGGTCCGGCGGACCCTCACACAATCAGCTGGGCGTCGGCTGGCGGATCAGTTAACGGGAACGGTTCACCTTATAAAAGAGGGACGTGTGGTGGCATACCGAAACAACCTCGTGACGCGCCCGAATATTTTTGAGTTCCTTAATAGGGGGAATATATGAATACTACCATACAGGAACTAATTGAGATTCAGCTAATCGGAATTGAATATGCGTCGGCATCACGCCGGCAAATTAAAGCGCTTCACGACGTAAAAGCGTGGATTTTCTTCGGCTGGGCGCGTGTGGCATTACAGAAGGTTCGGGAAATAGATAAGAACAAAAGAGAGGTCTGCTAATGGAAAATGTGACGAAGCGTCGGGCGTGCCAACTAATCATCTACCTAGGTTACGACGAAGCGGGACAGGAAGTGCTGGCTACGATTAAATCGCTGGCACGGCTGGCGGGCCTTCCAGTGAGCCGATACATCCGCCAGAAGTTAGGGCTTGAGCCAATTGCAAAAAAGGGTCTTTAGGCCCATTGACATTACAGGGTTATAATGATAGGCTTAAGTATGCAAACAGACACACTACCAGGGGGACACACAATGAAAAACAAAAAAGCGTACATGACAAAAGAGGGGACCGGACAATGGGTAGTGTATCAATGGGATGAACACGTGGGATGTTACCGCTCAGGAATTTCCCGGAATTATTTCGCGTCCCGGGCAGCCATCGGCGAGATTCGGATTGAAGAAGCTGCCACGATGAAACTAAAGGGAGAATAATTATGACTACCTACACTCAGAAAGATATTTTGAAGTGCTCCATCGTCGGGGATTACAAATTCTACATCCAGACCGACTATGCCCCTGGCATGCCGTGGAGTGAAGAACATTGTCCGCGCTTCCGATACAAGACCGACGCGAAGGAATGGATCAAACTGGCCGAAGTTTTTGCGCACAGCGCCAGCCAAGTGCCGGCCGGTTACGATGTTATTTATGGGTGGAAATAATATGAAAACTAAAA